GGTTTGCATACTGGTCAACTTGAACAGTTTTAATAACCTTACTGGAAGTAACAGGGCCGTATAGAAAAAACTTCGTAGTAAACGACATAGTATAAATGATTGCTCGCCTTGCTTCAAAATCTCCTTGATAACTATCTTCATAAGAAACATCTGTAAGAATAATAGGAACATCTTTTTTAATTCCCATATCTGTCATATCATTGATAGTCAAGGTGTAGTCTGGTTGAAAGTAAGGAAGAATTTGTTCTACGATTTGTAAAGCATCATCAGAGTTTTTTGCCATAGCATATAAGGTGATGTCCATATTATATGGAACTGGCATAAATTGAGTATCTAGTTTACCTGTATCTTGACCAGAAGATTTTACTTTTTTAAATTTTTGAACACGATTCATTTTACGAATAGGATCATAAGTAAGACTACCAATCTCAAAACCAAGTCTGGGTAGAGTAATTGCGGTGGCACCTGTTGCAGATGGGTCTTGATCAAGTCTAGTTAAAAACTTTTGTTTTGGGCCGTAAGCTAATGGAACTTTCATAGCTTGTATGATTGCCCCACTGTTATTTTTACGAACTATTTGTACACCATTAAACATTGTTCCAAATGCTACAATTACATTCCTAATTGATTCGTGATAAAATTGTTGACCTAACATAATATATTCTCCTTATTCATTATATTATTTTATAATTTAAAACCATAGTCGAGTCATTTGCTAAAGCTCCACCAGATTTATTAGTTATACGCACTTTAAATGATCCAGCTACTACTGTATGAATATCAACATGAGCATCTATACTTGCATTTGCTATGACGGTAGATGTTGCAAGACATTTATCGGATGTGATTACAACATCTGCGTGTTCTGCATCATCAGCTAACTCAGCAGCTAACGTAAGAGTGTGACTAATTTTAAAATTGTTTGATGTAACTGCACCTGCACTTGATGCAACATCAGAAGCAACAGCAGTATTACCAGCACTTGCATCTAAAATATTAAGTTCTACCGCAGTTGCTGTAACATCTGTTAAGTCTGTCGGATCAAGTGTGATATTAGCACTACCATTAAAACTTACCCCAGCAATTGTTCTTGCAGTTGCCAGTGTTGTGGCGGTTGCAGCAAGACCAACTGCGATGTTTGCTGAACCATCAAATGATGTCCCACCGATTGTTCTTGCGGTTGCTAACGCAGTCGCTGTTGCAGCAAGACCTACAGCAATGTTTGCTGTACCATTAAACGATGTCCCACCAATAGTTCTTGCTGTGGCAAGAGCAGTAGCTGTTCCTGCAAGACCAGAAGTAGATTGATTACCAGCAGCATTCACGCCAGGCAAATCAATATTTGCGGAACCATTGAATGATACACCACCAATTGTTCTTGCTGTTGCGAGTGTTGTAGCAGTTGCAGCAAGTCCTACAGCAATATTTGCTGAACCATCAAATGAGGTTCCACCAATAGTTCTTGCTGTGGCAAGAGCAGTAGCTGTTGCAGAAAGTCCTACTGCGATATTTGCCGTACCATCAAATGATGTCCCACCAATAGTTCTAGCAGTTGCGAGGGCTGTTGCTGTTCCAGCAAGTCCAGAAGTTGATTGGTTACCAGCTGCATTTACTCCAGGCAAGTCAATATTAGCACTACCATTAAATGACACACCACCTATATTTCTTGCTGTTGCTAGTGTTGTGGCAGTTGCAGCAAGACCAGAAGTTGATTGGTTACCAGCAGCATTTACGCCTGGGAGGTTTATATTTCCCGTACCATCAAATGATACTCCACCAATAGTTCTAGCAGTTGCTAGGGCTGTTGCTGTTCCAGCAAGGCCTACTGCAATATTTGCTGAACCATCAAATGAAGTTCCACCAATAGTTCTAGCAGTTGTCAGAGTAGCAGCTGAACCTGTAGTACTTTGATTAAGTGTACCAATTACAAAATCTAAAGTATTATCTGCATCATCATAACTAACAGTAATTCCAGTTTCAGTATTGGAAGTAACCATTGCACCAACTGTGTCAGAAATTGTTTCTGCTAAAGTTACACCACCAATAGTAATTGCATCAGCTTCTAGTGTTCCATCAACATCTACATCACCAGAGAAATCCCCTGTTGCTGCGTCTAGTTCTCCAGAAATTGTTATGTTACGACCACCAGTAATATCTTTATCTGAGTCTGTTACAATTGCTTTACTAGCAATAACTGTACCTGCAGTAATACCATCTATTGTTTCTAATTCTGCTTCATTAATTACTGCAGAACCAATGGTAAGACCAGCGGAAGTAACTGTACCTGTTGTTGTTAAGTTTTCGTTTCCAAAAGAAATTGCACCCGAACTATCTGTAACAGAACCTGCTGCTAACGCAAGTGTACCTGCATTAAGAGTAGTTCCAGTTAAAGTTGTAATGGTTGCAGAGGTTTGTGTTCCACCAACTACACCAGTAATTGTTGGAGCAGCTAATGTCACATTGGTTAAGTCAATAGTCAGACCAGAAGTTAGTGCACTTCCATCTCCCAGAAGTGTATAAATCTCTGAAAAGTTGTCATTGATTTTATCAGAAGCGACCCTTAGAGTATCCCCTGTTCCGTCATCAGCAGAACCACCGATTCCCAATGATTGAAGTGCCATTATAGTCCCCTAAATTTGTTTAACATATAGTTGTCTTTATTCATTTTATAAACTCCCAGCATCCCCAAATGGGTTCTTTTCAGAAAAGTCTAATACTTTATCATCAAGAAGCTCAAATAATTCGTTCTGTGCGGTTTTGTCGGTAATACCATCGCCTACTATATAGTCTTCTGCAATTAAGTATTGTGATTCACCCGTGTCTGCAGAATTTTCTAGTAAAACACTAGAACCAAATGATGCTGGATCAGCAGTACCAGAAACTACCGTACTATCCATAGTTACATTAGTCACATCAATTGTATAACCAGTAATATCTAATGTTAAAGGTAAACCAAGAATAGTGGCATTTTCTAGAGTAAACTGGAACTGTGCACTATTTAAGCTTAATTCATTTTCTATAGCATCAATTGTTAGGATACCTGTGTCAATAATTTCACCAGAGTATTCATATTGCTTACATCTTAACTTGTATACTGGATTATTATCTAATTGGTAGAATGGTTCGTCATGGTCTACAAAACTAATTTCAAACATTTTTTCAATTACTGGATGATAAACTAAATCACCTTCTAGTGGCCTATCTGCATCAGTTGTTGCTATGTCCATAATAATATAAAAATTATCTCCATCTACAGTAGTAAGAATTGAAGAATTATTATCTTGACTTACACTACCAGATTCTAATAAAATAGAACCGCCACTAGTATCTGTACCATCTTCTAATTCAATTTGACTATCCATCTCTTGGAAGCGTTCTTTAGAAACTACAAAGGTAATCTCATTGCGGTTCTCTAAACCAAACTGATTTATAATCTCTTTGTCTCCACCAAATCCTTCTGCATTTTCAACATACATCTCTATAGGATGTTGAGTTGTAAATTTAGAAAGAGAATCCTCACCTAATACATTGTCTAATGCCACAGTAGTTCTATTGACATAATAAACATCATGTCCATAAATCTGTATTGCTTCTTTAAGTAAGTTTTGATATAAACTTCTTTCTGATGCAAGAGAATGTAGATTATTAGTATGAAATGCGGTGTTGACAGCCATATTTCTATCCTACCATGAAAGGGTCACTGATAACCACTAATAACTGAATCTGTTCTTCTAATCTGTTTAGTTCTTCTATTGCTTGAGAGTAGATAGTTTCTCCGTTCATAGTTACACCACCTAACATGGCAACACCATTAAACTTAGAGAGGTTTGCACCCCACTGTCTTTTAATCAAAGATGTTGCATATCTCTTTAAATAGATATCATCAAAAATATCACTATATGCTGCTGGGTCTACTTTTCGATAACATTCGATAATTAGATATTCACCAGCATTTACACCATGCGACCAATCCATATCTATGTAAAGTCTATTTTGATGTTGATTAAATCTTACAGGTTTTTCACCAACCAATATATGAGATAAGTGATCTAGTTGTTGCATTGTCATTTGATAATGGATAATTGATGTAGATGAAAAATCATACAGATCATTTAATCTAAGTTGATAACGAATATCAAACATATTGTTTGTAGAAGAGTCATCAAAAGGAAATATTTGAATTACTGAAACTACAGAAGATGGCATAGGTATAAAACCTTTACCTTCAGAGAATGAAGCAGTTACACTACTATCCACAGAATCTGTAACAGTTGTTGTATCATTAGATTTTGCTCGCGTAATGTCGTCTTCAGTTACTTGATATTTTAGATACATCTTTTCAATACCATCATAGTGATATTGTGCAAAGTATTGCAACGCCTCATCAATACGATCATCTACTTGATCATCAGATACGTTTATATCAATAACACCAAAACCTAGAGCTCTAAGACAATAACTTTTAAATGTTGCTTTTGTTGTAGGTATAGCCATTATTTTTTTCCTTTGTCTCTTATTTAGGTATTATCGAAGCGGAAAGCATTCCAACCTTGTCCAACTAATGTAATACCGTGAGAAGCCAAAACTGACAATGGGTCTGTTGTTCCATCTTCAAATAACAGACGATCATTTTCGTCAGCTGAAGTATTTAGTACAAGAAAGTCTCCATCATTACTTGCAGAACCATCTGTAGCATCTAATTTAAATCCAGACAGTAATGCTATAGTTCCTGTCTTATCCTGTAAGGAAGCAATCCTATCAGTTGTTGGTTCATTTATTCTAAATATAGTTTCATGAGCATCGGCAGTCGCACCTTCAAAAACAAATGCATTGGTTACATTTATTTGTGTTTGATTTACAGTTGTAGTTGTGCCAGATACAGTGAGGTTACCAGATATTGTAGCATTACCACTAACTGCAAGTGAAGTAAGAGTACCTACTGATGTTAGACTTGATGCAGTTATGCCACTGGCGAGAGTATTACCAGTTAAGTCTGCAGCTGCAGCTGTAGAACTTACATCTACGCCAATAAATTTACCAGCAGAAGAACTATACTTTAAAAATTTACCATCAACTTTTGCAGTAGTTCTTTGAACATCATCTAAAAATTCTAATCTTACTTCACCACCACCAGCACCAGACATTTGTGAAGATGAAATTTGTTGTGCAATAAGTGATCTGAAATTATCAAACTCTTTTCGTAGAGTTGTGATATCATCAATTTCTTCTTTTACTGTAAGTTTTTTCTTTTT